AGTAATAATAGGAATGATATTTGACGTTTACAAAGATATTTAATAAAGATTTAATAGGGGAGTTTTAACAATGGCTGAACAGACATTTAAGTCACCTGGATACTTTGAAAGAGAGATTGATTTATCTCAAAGAAAACCTGTGAAGAGTAATGTAGTGCCCGGTGGTATTATTGGGATAGCAGAATCAGGACCAGCATTTGTTCCGATAACAGTTTCATCAATTACTCAGTTTAAAGAAGTATTTGGTAACATTAAACCAGAGTATTACGGGGCGATCGCGGCAAACGAATTTTTAAAAAATACACCAAACTTAACTTTTGTAAGGACATTAGGTGCAGGTGTAATACAGACATCAGCACATCTGACAAATCTGAAAAAATTTGGAACAGTTCCAAGTGCAGGATTTCAATTAAGCGGATCAACTCCTACAGAAGCCATGGGCGCATCAAAATCAGGAGAAGTTAGAGGTGTTGGGTGTTTACAATTTATAGCGGGTATACACTCTCTGCAAACAAATGAGCAATATGGCTCGACCGCTTATTCAAAAAATGATTCAATAAAGTTAAGCGAAACCCCGCTAATCAGAGGTGTTGTGTTGATGGCATCTGGTGCAAGACTTGAAATATTAGATCATGACGAATACTATCCGGCTGGTGCATCTGCAGATGATCAGGCCAAAATTAGTGCGTACGACGGCGCCAAAACTCAAGGCACTTTTAAATTAGTAGTTTCATCATCTATGGGCGCAAGTTTTTCTAACGATGAATTCAGGTCAGGTATAAAAATATACACAGCTTCTCTAGATCCTGATAGTGAATATTATTTCTCAAAAGTTTTAAACACAAGTGTTGATCAATTTCATACAAAACAACATGTCTTATATACAGACTATGTAGTAGAAAGAGATGTTGCACAACACAAATACCACAGTACCACGTCAACAGCCGCGGTTTTATCCGGATCTTCGGAAATATCAAAAACTGGTGATACTGCAAAGAATTTCCAGGAAGTATTTGGTTCTTTTAATACGAGATATCGAAATGCAAGAACAACAACTTTTATTTCTCAACCTTTCGGTGATGTTGAACATGACTTATTTCATTTCGAAACAATAGCAGACGGGGAAAATACTAATACATATTATTCTGTCTCTATAAGCGGTATTAAAAAGTCTCTAACAGCAAAGAATCCATACGGAACATTTACTGTCGAAGTACGAAGTTACAATAACGATGATTTAGGTTTAAACATTATTGAGCAGTTTCCTAATTGTACGCTTAACCCGGATGATGCAAACTTTATAGGAAAGTTAATTGGTGACAGCAAACTAAAATATAATTTTGACACTCTGATTGAGAAAGAAAGAGGCCTTATCAACGAAGGGTCTTATGAAAATAGGTCAAAACACATTAGAGTCGTAATAAAAGATGCCGTACTCAATAAAAAAATCCCGCCTAGTAGTTTACCATTCGGCTTTAGAGGATTTCCAGTACTTAAAACAACAGAAACACTAACTAACAGTGGAAACACAATTAAGGGTGGTGGTTTTGGAAAGAGATTAGCAAACAAAGATCCTTCTTCAAATGGAAGCAATTTTGACTATTCTGTGATTCCACCGCTTCCTTTTACTTATAAAGTGACAAAAGGAAACATGAATACTAGTCCTAGTTTTCCAGGTGACCCAAGTCAAGATGAATTAACAGACTCAAGAATATACTGGGGAATACAACCGGGTAGATTAGCACAGAATGTAACTGTGAATGCTAACGGAGGCTTAGGAAATCCAGAGCTCTTACCAAATTCAAGATTAAATAATTTACCAAGCTTGGTAGACGCTTATTCTAAGTTTCTTGGTATTGAAGGTTTAGATGCTGTGGTAACCGGCTCTGGCGCCGATAGCTTTCACAACCATAAATTTACTCTAGCAAAAGTAGCCATAAATCAACAATCAAATGCAGCAGAAAATATTAATGCAGCAATTGCTTCTGAAATAACTGCTTCAATACCTGATCATATGAAAGAGGCATCTTACATTAGAAACGCAGTCATTAATCAACCTAATTATACGATAAATGATGGAACGCTAAATAGAAGGCTTACTTTCGGAACTTTGGCAGCAGGCAAACCTGCGACATTTAATAAATTTTCAGACTTTATGAAGTTTACAAATATATTTTACGGTGGTTTTGATGGACTAAACATACTTGATAAAGACTCTAGATTAATGAATGACAAAGCTAGTTCGTTAGACAGTCGAGGAAAAGCTGCTGGAGGATCAATATCATATCAAAACCTCAAGCCGGCATCAGCACCCGGGGTTGGACTTAACAATAATATTGTTGCTTCTTACATAGAAGCTGCAAAGGCGATTACACTTGAAGGTGCAACAAATATAAACATGTTAATCGTCCCAGGCATTAGAGAAAAATTAGTAACTAACAAGGTTTCTGATTTGGTAAGAGAAAATTCAAAAATTATCTACTTGATGGATATACCTGCTATAGACGCAGATAATAAAAGGATATATATTAATGATTCAACGTTACCATCAGTTGAGAAAACAATAGATACATTTGAAGGTAGAGGTTTGGACAATAGCTTTGTAGCAACATATTTTCCTGATGTCTTCTTAGAATCTGATCAAGTTTCACAAATAATAAAAGCGCCGGCGTCTGTTAGTGCAATGCAAGCTTTATCATTTAACGACAAAGTGGCTTTCCCATGGTTTGCTCCTGCTGGATTTGCTAGAGGTGTTTTAGACAATGTTGTTAACACATCAGTTAGGCTGACAGCTGGAGATAGAGACGCTTTATATGAAGCAAGAATCAATCCTATAGCAAACTTTTCGATAGGAAAAATAGTAATCTTTGGCCAAAAAACATTACAGGCAGATCGATCAGCTTTAGATCGAGTAAACGTAAGAAGAATGGTGCTTAAGGTAAAAAGAATAGTTTCTAACATTGCAAGAGACTTTGTCTTTGAACAAAACACGCCGCAAACAAGAGCAAAATTTGTTGCAAGAGTTTCTCCTCAATTAGGGTTAGTACAATCTCAGCAGGGTATCGATAAATTTAGAGTTATCATGGATGAGACAAACAACACTGCATTGGATGAAGAACAAAATAAGCTAAATGGATCAATTGTGATTGTTCCAACAAGAGCTATCGAATTTATCGCGATAGATTTTATTATCACAAATGCAGGCGTATCTTTCTAAAACGTATAATTAAATAATAAACGGAGTATTTAATGCCAGAACAAGTATATAAAAGTGCCGGAGTTTTTACAAGGGAAATCGATACATCACAACCTTCTGCGCAAGGTATTACAGGTGTACCGGCTGGTATTGTAGGAACTGCTAATTTAGGGCCGGCCTACGTTCCTCTTGTATTCGGAAACATTAATTCATTTGTACAACAATTTGGCGACATTGACGGTTCTAGCTTTGGAAGAATGGCAGCACAAGAATATCTCTCGCGAGGCGGGGATGCAGTTGCATACGTACGTGTCTTAGGAATAGGTGACGGAAAAAGAAGAAATGCAGACGGTACTGTTACAAACGCAGGATTTTTTGTAGGAGACAGATTAGTTCAAGCAGCCGGAGATCTCGGGGATAATCCACACGCCAATTCAGGTGACGGTGACATAAAAGGAAGAACTTACTTCCTTGGTTGTTTCATGTCAGAGTCAAATGGTTCAACAATCTTTTCTGATGCAGGAATACAAAAGTCTACACCTTTCGGCACAGTAAAAGCTTCCATAGTCGACGCCTTAGATTTTGATGGCTACGTAGCAGCTTCTTCTCCTAGTGAAACACAACCATGTTCTTTTACTATCTTAGTAACAACTGCAGCAGGTGGTGAACATGATTCAGACCGAGTAATAATCGCTGTTGATGATACAGACTCTACACCGGGGACAAAAGCAGGCACAAATAAAATAGGTATAGCAACTAATGGATTAACAAACGCACAAATTGCCGCTTTGGTCGTCAAAGCAATTAATGGTACATCAGATGCAGACATTGCTTTTGCGACATCTGGTATTGGCGCTTCTGGTGTGCAAGGTATTACAGCAGAAATCGGATCAACATCGACTAAAGTGACGCTTAGAAATGATGTAAAAGGAACAGCAGGAAATATGTCTGGTGTTACTTCTATTATTTTAAATTCTGGATTTGGTTGCGTTGATAACACTGTTTTCACAGGAGGCGAGACAACTTCACAGGCAGTTCCTATTCTCCGCGGAGTTCTTCTTGCGCCAAGTGGTGTTGTTTTATCATTAAGTAGCGCTTTTGATAACGCACATTCCCAGACACCTTTAAAGACAACGACGGCAACTGACGGAACTGACGTTAATGCGAGATACGGTCAATTAACAGGATCTGTAATAATGGGCAATTCAGGTCAGTTTTCTTTACTTCTCAACGGTTACAAAGGCACAAAATCAAACATTTTAACTGCTTCGTTTGATCCTACACAACCAAATTATTTTGCAAATACTTTCAACACTGACGCTTTTAAAATAGAAGAAGAGGGACATTATCTTCATGCAAGTTATGATATATATCCAACTTTTGCAACAATAACTGGGTCGGGAGTTGTAGCATCAAATAAGTCAACAGCATTTGAAGATATAGCATTTATCTTAACAGGATCTAAACCAAGAGGCACAACATCAGGATTTAATGACGTTCCTGATTATGAAGATTTTCAAGATAGATTCACACATGCAGAGTCACCATTTATTGTTTCTCAAGATAATGGTGGTAGATTCGACTTATTCAAACTGATTGCTTTGTCACCAGGTGAAGATTTTTCTAAAAAATATAAATTTAGTATTTTCAATATTAACAAATCACAAGAAACATTTAGTCTTACAATAAGAGAAAGATCCGATACAGACCAAAATTCTGTTAGGGTACCAGGTGAAACTTATAACGGACTTTCTTTAAATCCTGATAGTGATGGATATATCTCTAGAGTAATTGGTGATCTTAACATTAATTACCAATTTGACACTGATGCACGAGCTCAAAAAATAGTTGTAGAGGGAACGCATCCAAATCAATCAAAATTAGTTAGAGTAAAAGTTTCAGGCGACGTTGAAAGTAAGAATATTCCAGCTGGAACACTACCCTTTGGGTTTAGAGGCCCAATGCACACAGTAACGTCAGGATCCTTACTTTGTGGCGAAACAATGACAGATTATCTAAGTTCAGACATTCTTAATCGTGTAATTGAACCACCTATCTCTTTTAGGGAAAGTATTTCTGACGGTACGGGTAGAGCAAAACAGGTTAATTCAAATTACCATTGGGGTATACAAACAGAAATGAAAACAAGCGTTTCTGAGCCTAATTTAATTGACAATACAAAAGAAAATATTCCTGACGTGACTTTAGGTCATGTCACTCATTTTCCAACTCATCGAACAAATACAACAGCTTTTGCAGTTAAAGATAACAATGGAACCGCAGATGTTAACGGATCGGTTTTAGATTCTGATAGATTTAATAAAAACTTATTTGTTTTAGAGAATGTAAGAGTTAGAACAGGTAGCGCCGATCTTAACAACAGAGCTGATCCGGATCAATGGTTAAGTGCTTCTTATGTTAGGGGCGGAGGAATAGTAGTTAATGACGTTAACAAAACAAGAGCTCTTGCTCCAAATGATTTAGATTTAGCAGCAAACGTAACATACGTTAAATTTAATTGCTTCTTTCAAGGTGGTTTTAATGGTACTAATATTTTTGATCAAGAAAAATTTAATTTAACAAACTTAGCTGCTAAGAGAGAAAAAGATAATCCTGACTCTCAAGGTGGAATAAAGGCCGGCCCTACAATAAATGCTTACAGAAAAGCATTAGATATTTTAGGTTCAAAGTCAGACATTGATATACAATTACTGGCAGTCCCGGGCCTAAGAAATAGTTCAGTTACAGACTACGCAATTGATGTGGCAGAAAATAGATTCGATTGCCTGTATATTATGGATCTTGAAGAAAGAGATAGTGATAACATTATTATAACCGGATCTAATTCAACACCTAGCATAACTTATACACTAAGGGGTTTTGTTAATCGAAGCTTAGATACATCTTTTGCAGCGACTTATTTTCCAGATGTAAATTCATCAGTTACGCTTTCTGACGGTTCTCAAATTTCAAAGAGGTTGCCACCCTCAGTTGCAGTTTTAGGCGCATATGCTAATAATGACACTATTGGTCAAAGTTGGTTCGCACCAGCTGGAAAAAATAGAGGAACATTACCGTCAGTTACTAGCACAGCACTCGGAGTTTTAACAAGAGCAGCAATGGATGACCTCTATACAGGTGATATTAATCCAATTCAGACAGACGACGGAACAGGCATAACAATACAAGGTCAAAAAACTCTACTTAAAAACTTGAGTGCCTTAGACCGCGTCAACGTAAGAAGATTATTAATTAGCATCAGAAGAGCTGTTAGAGACATATCAAATTCTCTTATCTTCGAGCCTAACAGAAAAGAAACTTTAGACAAATTTAGATCAAGAATTAATCCTGTCCTTGAGGCAATAAAAGGTCAAGGAGGAGTATCTAGGTACAAAGTCGTGATTGACAATACAACGACAACTCAAGCTGATGTAGAGAATAATACAGTTAGAGGTAAAATTTATATTCAACCCGTAAGAGTAGCAGAATTTATTGCTCTTGACTTTAACATTACAAATCAAATTATTGACTAACAAGGAGAAATAAAATGGCAGAAACGCTAAACGTCACAGACATGTTACCTAACAGGTTTGAACCGAAAAGAGGTTATCGCTGGATTCTTGCAATTGAAGGTATCGACTCATTTTTAATCAAAGGAACAAAGAGGCCGGATTTTCAAATAGGCAGTACAAAAATAGACTTTATCAACAGCTACAGATATGTTGCTGGTAAATTAGATATGGGTAATCTAAGCTGTACTTTGCATGATCCTATAGCACCATCTGGAGCACAACAAGTCATGGAGTGGATTAGAACACATTACGAATCAGTATCTGGAAGAGCTGGATATGCTGATTTTTACAAACGTGACATACAACTTAAACTACTAGATCCAATCGGTACTGTTATTGAATTATGGGATATTAAAGGTGCATTCATAACTCAAGCGGGATTTGGTTCTTTAGATTATGGTAATGAAAGCCTTATGGAAATTAGTTTGACTATGCAATTTGACAATTGCGTCTTGCAGTTC